TGCACCAACTGCAATGACTGCAGCAGCACCCCATACCCAACGTTCTAGTTGTCTGACCCTATTCTTAAGGTCATCATTTTGTTTTTCAATACGACTTGCGAAGGAATCTAACTCATTCATTTGAGGAACTTCTTTCATACGTTCCTCTAAAGAAATAACTCTTTCTCTAAAACTTTCTACTCTACTTTCTAGAACAGCAAGTTTAGAATCTTGTTCGGCATCCTTATTCGTCAGGTCGCTCATCACTCATTTCAGAGAAAGACATACGAAGTATATAGACGACACAGTACAAAGTAAAAATAAGTCCACATCCCAATAATATAATTACAGACCAAACAGGATCATTAATATCGGCAAGAGGTTTAAGAAATAAGTTCATTAGCAATCATTAAATGCACTACCAACCTCTGAACCAATATTGGATCCAATCTTCTGTCCAAGCAACAGTGCCCAACCAGATGCCAACCATCCAACATAAGGAATACTGGTGACTGCTGGGACAATCAGACCAGCACTAATTGCTGTCCCTGCCATCGCACCTTGTGACCGTGCTCCAGCGTCCGCCACGATGCACTCTATGTCTTTTGCAGACTTTCCCTCGGCGTCAACGCCACCTCCTAAGTTTCTAGCACCATCCATAGTATATTGGTCAATACGATATTCCTTACGATGCTCTACCTTAGGACCAAATAAACCCTTCTTAGCAGAATCTAATTGAAGTGATTTTTCTGATTGTAAAACTCTAGGGTCATTTGCTCGATATTCAATTCTGTATCCGTCCCTAGTTGCTTCAACCTTATAAGATGAATAATCTCCCTGTGGAAAGTTGATTACAGGTATTTTTGTTGCATTAAGAACGTGTCCCAACACACCAATATGGGCAACACCAACTAAAGTCCCCACAGTGAGAACTACCCACTTGAATGGAGACTTTGGTGGAGTGTTGTTGGTTGCCATCTTACTGACCTTGTAGTTTGATATCTAAATTTTTCAGTTCAGAATAATATTCACAGGGATATTCCATAGCAACTGGTTCATCATAAATCATCATCTCTGTACGGCACAGTCCATTGCCGATTTCCATATGACCAACAATAAACAAAGTAAGTAGCATCATTGTTTTATACCGTAGGCATTACAGGTGGTTCTCCGTCTTTCTTAGGAGCAGTTGCAATCTGAATAGGTGCTTGCTCGATACGAATGGTTTGAGCAGGTGCTGTCTGTGCTGCAGCGGCAATCAGTTTCTCCAAGTCTGCCTTAGATACTCCACCAGAAGCGGCACCCATCTTCATCGTTCCATCACCAGACTTCTTCGCAGTCTGAACACCAAATGTTGCTAGAACCCCAGTGAAGACCGATGCGATGAAAGTAGGATCAAGTTTCTGTTCAGGAATACCAAGTGCAGCAGGAAGTTTAATATAAGCAAGAGTCAAAATACCACCAGACCAGACGAGAATACCAAGTCTGACCATAGTGCTGATTGCTTCCAACTGACCTTCGTGGTCATCGGCAGCTGCTTTTAGTTTAGCAAATGGACCTTTCTTTTTCTCTTCTTCTTTAGAAACTTCTTTTACTTCTTCCGGCATCTGACAAGAGCAAGGCTCTTATATTTATGGTTTGAGCAAGTCTACAGTAATGTTTGTGTGTTGTATTTGATTAAACTTTTGGCAAAGAACACTGCTCGATTCGTGTTCCCACTTATGATATGTTTTCTTTAATTGTTGAGTATAATCAGGACTATCACATTTTTGCATTTCCGTTGCGACGATAGTCTTGATTAACACATCTCTTGTTAAATTAGACATACTTGAAAAGTATTTTCCGACAGAGAATCTACCATTATTACACTAAAGAGTTTCGCAGGATTCTCCTCGGCTGGTTGTTTCCTAGTTGGAATGTTATTATTTATCAATATAACCTTCCTCTACCAGGTATTTACGGGTTAATGGAGTCGGTTCATAGACTTCCCACATTTTACCGGTGGCACAAGCAGCAAGTGCCTTTTCCGTCATTCCTTCGGTTTTTCCTGCCCAAGTTGCCTCTGCTTCCCAAGGCACGGCAGACTTTGGATAAGATCTCTCTACCATCTCTCTCCAGAGTTTAGGTACTTCTTCTTCTGGTTTAATAATAGCAATCAAACTATTCTCAATACTACCAGCCATACAATCTTGTGCAGCGTGCCATCCCTCGTGACGCAGTACGGACATCAATACACCTTGACGATGCATATAGGCATCATTGAGATAGAAGTTATTAGAGACCGTATGATAAACACCACGATGTCCAGGGGGAAAATACTTTTCGTGCCCTAGAAAAACCATAACTCCGATCTTATCAAGGGATACCAGCATCGAGTCAAACTCGTCAGCAACAAGATCAAAATCAGAATTAGGAAACTCTTTACGAATATCGTCGATACTCTTGATTCGTCGAACATTGTCGGTGCATTCTTGTAAGATCATGCAACCCATTGAATCCATCGTATAGAATCCTTTAGTTGGTTCTGCTAAAACCGGAGAACCGAATGAAACAGCTGCGACTAGTGCAGCAAAAAAGTTTTTCATGAGTAATATGCCTCATAATATTTTACTAGTCCACTAGTATTTACATTACCTTGAGAAACCCAATCATGAGCACATTCAGAAATACTTTGCATACTATAAAGTGGTTCTCCGTTTTCGTTAAGTTCAGAACCAAATCTTCCTAAGAGAAGAGTATATGCTTTTTGCCTTAACTCCATTCGTTCTTCACTATAGCGCCAATCTTCTTTCATTTGTGAAATTGTCTCATACCAGTTCCAGAGTTCCATCCACTAGGTCCTTCCTGAAAGTTCTCAGAACCACCCTGCGTTTCGGATATAGTAGTCCAGTTTTTTGTTGCCTTTTCATACATTACTTGATGAATGTTTTCAGGTTCTTGAGTCGTTTCTTTTCTTTGCTCTTCTTGAATTTTAGATTCTGTAGCAATTTTTTGTTCATACTCAATTCCCTTTTCACTTTTAGTTGCAGAACCAAACCAAGGATCACTAGACAAGATTACGGGTGCAGGAACACCGACATAATTTGCGTTTTTCTTTTGTAGTAAGGAAGTTTGAGTTTCTTTTTCTTGCGTTGGTTTTTTAATAGTATTACCAATAAGTTTTGAAATGATTTTTTTAATCATGCCCATACCATTTTTTTAGTGTAATCATATGCATAATGTTCACGATATCCTTTGATTCCCCATCCCAACCAATAATAGGCAGCAACCATATATTGAGAAACTGTTTGACCCGTGCCTTCAAATTCTGGAAGATATCTTTGGAAGGTGCTTTCATTAATCATATAACGAGTTTGTCCTTCTAAACTACTAGGATCGCATCCATACTTATTACAAAACTTACCAAGATTGCGATATCGTCCAATAGAAGTCCACTGAATCAATCCATAACCACCACTATAGCACTTGTCATAAGGAACTCGTGCTCCACCCTCACAAATGTTTGGATAGAAGTTTGATTCTGATTTGATATTACCAAGAATCGTTGCTAGTGCATTACGATCAGTAATTCTTGTATGTTTTTGAAGTTGTTCTAAAACATACTGCTCATTAGGATTACAAGTTGGACATGTCCACTTCTTTTCAATGACTTCGATCTTGATTGCTTTTTCTTGATTTACAGAAACATCAATCTCTGGTGGAGTTTTAATCTCACTAATTGAAGGATAAGCACATGCTGCTGGAATAGAGATTGAAAGCAGGCCAAGAAGAATTTTGTTAAACATTTAATTAATAGAAATCGACATCCGTCACAAGAACGTAATGCTCTTCACGGCACGGGATATTTAGTGACTCAATCGTCACCAAGATATTCCAAAGAATAAATCTCATGGTCTTCAACGTTGGGGTCCAACCATTCGGCAAACTCCGATTGAATCGCATGAGCATTCTCTACGGATTCTAACACGTCATAGGTCTCTATTTCGCATAGAGTGTGCATTCTGTCAACTGCCCAATCATGAGTCGTCTTCAGAGTGTCTTCCAAAGTTACCATAGTCTTTACGCATATAGCGTCCGAGAATGTTGCTATTATAGAACGCAGGACTCCCGTTGTCAAGTGCCTCAGATAAGACATTATTTAAGAACAACTGTTTAGTTTCTTCATAATTGCAAAGACCTTTAGTCGTATGCAAACTCAATATCTCTCTATTGAAATTCTCTTTATTATATAATTTTATATCTTCTTTTAATTCAGGACAAGAACCATAATACTTTTTCCAGTCTGATTCTTGTTTTACTTTTCTTTTCTTTCCAGGAGGTTTTCTAAACGACCAGAAATACTTTCTACCAATGTACGATCGTCCGTTGTACTTATTGGTAATGAGATAAACAAACCCAAAGTAGTTCCCAATATCATCAGAGTCAAAAACTTTCCCATCATATCTCCATGGATTCTCATAGCTCATAATATAATCTTATAGAGCTATTATTTATCCTTTAACCGGAACAAACCAACTCTACTCACGGAATTGAGTTTTGTCAAGCCCTTGATAAATACTTCATAAAGACTTATAATAATGGCGGTATATGTAAATAATCTCACCATCAATTCGGGTGAAGATTTTAATTATCCACTTACAATTTTAAGTTCTCAAGGTGGTGATTTGGACCTTACTGGATATGCAGTAACTTCCATGATGAGAAAACACCCAGAATCATCTACCGTAACGGCAGAATTTGTTGTGGGCATAACAAGTGCTGCAAGAGGTGAAGTAAACCTTTCTCTAGCATCTACGATAACTTCCGATATTAAGCAAGGAAGATATGTTTATGATGTATTACTTACATCTGACTTGAACGTGAGGACCATTGCAGTAGAAGGAACGGCTCTAGTCAGAACAGGAATTTCATCTTAATAAAAAATGGCAGTATATACTAATAACTTAATCATCTATACGGGGGCAAATTTTGAACAAACATTTGTTCTAGAAGATGATTATGGTCCCTTTAACTTATCTGGATATACCGTAATATCAAAGTTTAAAAAAGCAGAAGGATCATCCACGGCAACAAGTTTTACATCAACAGTTGCTAATGCTACTAATGGAATAATAAGACTTCAATTAACACATATAGAAACTAGTTCTCTAAAGGTAGGTAGATATCTCTTCGATGTTTTCATCTACAAAGATAATGTAAACACTAAAGTTATTGAAGGAGAAGTGATCGTTAAAAAAGCAGTCACTAGGTACTAAAAAAGGAGGGTTGCCCCTCCTGAGTATTATTTGAGTTTTGTATCAATCTTCGTAAGTTCCTGCTCTTCTTGCTGCTTTGTTTCCAGTTCCACCATAAGATCTAGACTTAACTGGATTTTTAGCAATTTTTAGATTCAGATGCTTCTAAGATTGCATCAATCTCTTTCTCAGTAAACAATCCAGTTGCTTGCAGTTCCTCAAACATCTTCTTACCATTTTTGGTAGGAGAAGTTCCTTTCTCTCTCATAGAATCACGACCACCTTCTGCCCTTTCTTCAGCAGAAGCACCAGGACGGAACTTTCTTAATGCAAGACGACGATCCTTACCAGAGGGATTCTTCTTATCCTTTTCTGCTTGGATAGCATCACGACGTGCTTGCTCACGAGCAGCACCCTTAAAGTCAATACCTTCTCCCACTACTTCCTCACTCATGCGCTTCACAACCTTCTCTGCTTGGCGCTTGATGAATCCCTTGATGCCACTCTTTGCTTTCTCCTTCGCCTTACCAGGGGCACTCTTAACAGCATCTGCTGCCTTGGTAACGCTGTGCTGTGCTGCTCTACCTGCTCTTTTTGCTTCGTCCTTGGCGATCGAACCAGCGATCTTAGCGCCTGCTACAGCACCAGATGCTTTTTCTCTACCTCTCTTAATAGCAGAACTAACCTGCTTTCTAACAAGTCTTCTGGTTGCACCAACTCGTGATCCATCAGAATATCTCTTGGCAGGTTCTTTGGTATCATGACCAAAAGTAACCTTTGCTTCCTCAATGTACTCCATTGCTGCTTCTTCAAGAACAATCTCTAATTGCTCTTCAGAAAGATCTTGTTCTTCGAGTACACACTCTTCCCAAAGTTCCTCAACTGCAGATTGAACTGTTTCTGCAAGTTCTTGGGGAATCAATTCATATTCATTAACTTTATTCCAAGCTTCACTAAGTGCTCTAATATCTGCTGGTTGCATCGATCTTCTAAATTATTTCTATGATTTTATTTATAAAAAAAGAGGGTCTCAATGACCCTCCTCTCTATAAGAATCATATGCATCATACTCACCAAAAAGGTGAGAATCCGCACTT